CAGTCGCTTGAGCAACCCATATTGCCGTAGAGTCGCCCACCCCCAAATCCCATGCCGTAAAGGTCTTGCAGAGATCATCTCGGATGACTTCTGTAACCCTGCCCTGCGCTTCAAGCTCATTAAGGATCGAACCAAAATAAGAGCCCTCAACCGAGGCATGGAAGGAACACTCAAATTCCTGGGCGTACTTGTCTTGGCCCATCTCTTTACGAGCGGCTTCCAGTTCGTCCAGCGGGACAACTCCAGTTTGGCTTGCCTTGAACTCAAGTAGCGCCCAGCCATCCTCTTTCTCGGCTCGGTCTCGGAGGTCTTTGAAGTGGTTAGCACCCTTTGGAGTCCCAATAAACATCGCCCAACCCTGCCTGTCGGCTAGTGCGGGTCTTATGATCTCGTTCCATATCTTCGGGTTCATGTCCCCAACTTCGTCGAGAACCACCCCGTCTAAGTAAATCCCTCGGAGACTGTCTGGGTTGTCTGCTCCGTAGAGGCTTATTCGTCTTCCAAGAAAGTCTACACGCAGTTCGGCAATGTTAGCCTCTGCACTCAACGGCCTGGAAAAGTGGGTCAAGTAGTCGAAAGCGACTCTCTTGGCCTGTCGGTAAGTCGGAGCGATGTAGGCATAACGAGGATTTTGCCGTTCGCACTGCAACGCAGCTTTAATGAGGTGGTTGATTGCCGAAACTGTTTTTCCAAGCCTTCTGTGGGCCACAACGACAACAAATCGAGTTCCATCAACAGCCTTGTGAATCGCAAGTTGTGGCTCCCTTGGTTTATATGGAATCGTTACTGTTGCCATGTAACCTTGAGCGCACCACCATCTTGCCCAGTCAACTCGGTGACATTTGTTTCCTTCCAGCCAGCCCTGGTCTTTAACCAGAAGATCATAGCCGTTGTATTCCCCGCCTTAGCCTGCTCATAAAGAGACTTCGCCACCTGAGCATTAGCGTCCACCCGCCCGTCATCTAGTTCCTGGCGGTAGTACTTCGTCAGCGTGTCTGCTGATATCCCCAGCTTTGCCGCTATGTCCTCGTGCCGGACACCAACCGCTGCCAGAGTCTTAGCCTGTAGCCTAGTCTGGTCAGTTGGTTGGTGGGGAGGTCGCCCCACTCCTTCTGCCATTTATATCTCCGATAAATTGAACTGCTTTACTTCCAACTTAAGCGCATTGTGCTGAGCGGCACGAAATAACTCTGCCGCAACCTTATGGACAAATACCCCTCCATCAACAGGGGAGCCGTCGTGCTTGTAGACTACTATCCAGCGCTTAAACAAGCTCCGCCTTCTGTCCGGTGAAGTCTTCCCACCGCTTTACGATGACATCGCAATACTTTTGATCTAGTTCCATAAGCCTAGCGCAGCGACCATGCTTTTCTGCCGCAATCATCGTTGACCCAGAACCACCAAACAAGTCAAGAACCAAATCCTGCCCTTTAGTGTTGTTGAGCATTTGATACTCAATCAACTCTACGGGTTTCATTGTTGGGTGAAGGTCGTTTTTCTTTGGCTTCCCAAACTGAAGAATTGTTGTCTGTTTTCTATCGGTTGCCCAAAGATGACCAGCACCATCCTTCCATCCATATAAGCAAGGCTCATGTTTCCAATGATAGTCTTGCCTGCCCATAACAAGGGAGTCTTTGTTCCAAATCAAACATTGACGAACTGTCCAGCCAGCGTCTTTTGCAGCGCCTCGGAAGTTGTAGCCTTCTAAGTCTGCGTGCCAAATGTAAAAGACTGCCCCAGCCTTCATAACAGTATTCGCACAAATGAAAGCATCGGCTAAGAACTGCCTAAACTGAGCATCACCCATGTCGTCGTTCTGGATTGTCATTCCAGTCGAACCTTCATAGGCAACATTGTATGGCGGGTCAGTAATCAGGATGTCGGCAAGTTGCCCATCCATCAGTTTCTCTACATGGTCCAGCATCGTAGAGTCTCCGCACATCAGCCTATGCCTACCAAGGCGGTAGATGTCCCCTGGTTTGGTTTTGGGCTCCTCTGGGGTCTCTGGTACTGCGTCCTCGTCTGTAAGCCCTTCTGTGGGCGTTACAGGGTCTAGGAGCGCCTTTAGTTCGTCAGAGTTAAATCCCAATATATCCAGAGCGAAATCGTCTGCCAAGAGTTCGTTTAACTCTATGGTCAGTAGTTCGTTGTCCCAGCCAGCGTTCAAGGCTAGGCGGTTGTCTGCAATGACATAAGCCTTGCGCTGGGTCTCTGTTAAGTGGCCCAGGCGGATACACGGCACTTCCATGATTCCGCACTTCCTCGCAGCCATAACCCTGCCGTGGCCAGCGATGATGACATCGTCTTTGTCTACAAGGACAGGGTTGTTGAACCCGAACTCTTTTATAGAAGCGGCTATCTGAGCCACTTGCTCGTCAGAGTGGGTTCTGGAGTTCTTTGCGTACGGGATGAGTTTTTCTATCCCGATCACTTCTATTTTTTCTGCGCCCTTCATCGAGTCCTCTTTCGGTTGCTCGGTACTGTAAAACTATACAGTACATTCTCTTTCTAGTTGCTTTGCTATTTCACCAAGCTCTATGTCGTCATTGTTTATAGGGACTACATCGTACTCAGTCTCTATCCAAACTTTTGCACCGCAAGATAAAGGTTTGTCGGGACTGTAGACTATTTTACATGGGCCTGATATGTAGACTTCATGTGCGTATGTGTTGCTCTTGTAAGTCTTAACTGTAAGCACAGGCTCTCTTTCGCCCGTCTTAGCGTTGCTCTTAATCTTGTGCTGGTTTACATGAACTATTGTTTTCAAGGTTGCAGTAGCCCTTCAATGCCTGGGTCGCTGATAGCAGACTTGATTTGGTTGGGGTTAAAAACAGCAATGTTTTTTACACCTTGTTCTTTAACAAAAAAGCCATCAAATCCAAGACCACGAATAGCCGTTTGTACGGATGGCCTTTCAATTTCATAGTATTCGCCACCGCCAAGTTTTTTACCGATGCTTTCCGCTATGTCTGCGCTATCTGGAATGTTGTCCTTGATCCACTTTACTACAGACTGGATATGATCTTCATTTTCGTAATCAAAAGGCTTTTTAGCGTCTATATAAACTGGTCTTACATTGGCCCCAGAACCATACTCGTATTGCCCAGTTACTGGACTCCGCATTTTGTTTAAGTAATCTTCTGTAAAAGCGGCATCTGGCGAGGCAAAAATTGCCCCCCTTGTTTTAGGATCAAATTGCTCAAAACTTTCGGTTGTCCCGTGATACATCAATTTCGGGTTGCCTTCTTCGTCTACTACCTTAGTTTTTGGCAGAATTTTCTTGACCTGCTTGGGGTCAAACATCTGCGGAACCGGGGACATTTGCCCTATTTCCTCTAGAGCCCTCATTGCGGTTGCGTCAGACCTACCCGTAATCTGCCTCACCAGAGCGTCTGCGGCTTCGTTAGACAGTCTCGTGGTTGCCCTGCTTGCAGCCGGAACTACTGGGGCCATACCCAAGACCTCTGCCAGATAACCCCTGTCTGTAGTGATGGGGATATTCGACTGCGTGGGCATCCTAAAAAGCGGATCTCCGTAGGACAACTTCTCTACAGTCTCTGCTGAAGGCAGGGCAAGTTGGCGCACCAGTCCCATGACATCTAAGCCCTTGGGTAAGAACTCCGGCCCCGAGTCTTGCTCGATCTTCCGTAAAAGATTAGCAATCCCACCTAGCAGCCTGTTCTGTTCTGGTGCGCTAAGTCTGTCCATGTTTTTTCAGTATCACGCTCATTGAGTCTATTGCACGAGGGGTAAACGGCAGGAGGTCATCAGGAACCTCTACCTGCGGGTTCTTGTGGAAAACTAGGCTCTCAAGTGTGAACCTGTCTTCCCAGTTTAAGTACCAATGCCAGTCTGTGTAGTAAAGCCAGCTCTTTTCGTTGAAGGCTCTTACATGGGTCGGATCTTGCCACGCCCCAAAACTCAAGTCATAAGGCACATGGATCTTGAACTCGCCCCCATCTCTCAGGAGGTCTTTACAGTTCGTCATCGCCTTTACTAAGTCAGGGATGTGCTCCAGAACATCGTTTGCAATGATTTCTGAAAAACATCCCTTCTCTACTTTGAACTCGCCCAGCCTAGTCTTGACTGTCTGCCCCCACGGGACATTCTGTATGTCTAGCACCCAGTCTGGGTTTTTCTCCGGCTGGATGTCTGCGTTTATGCAGTCGGCTCTCCAGTCCTTGCCGCTTCCTAAGTTAAGTTTT